ACCATGGTGTTTTCGGTCGGGTCTTGCTTGGGAGTCTTGTGAACGATTTTCACATTTATGTCTTTGTTACGGACTCCGTGTTTTGCATACATGTGGTTCATGTAGTACTCCCGCCCCGTTTTGGTGTCCAATTCTTTCAACAGTTCTTCATAACTGACTAGGGATTCGACATTGTCTTTTGCCTTCTGTTTGCGGTGGATAACGATTTCCTTTTTGAGGTCTGCTCGCATGTCTTCCAACAAAGATGTCGGCATTTTAAAATGTCGCCTAAGCCTGATTACAACAAAAATTTTATTACTTCTGGTGTTTGGGTTTTCGATTTGACTGAACCATGATTTCAAATTGTCCTCCGTGTCATCGAGTTTAATCTCCTTTGACAGTTTGTTCAATTTCACGGTATAGTCTTTCTTGGTGGTGGCACCGATGTCGAGTTCATCCAAAAAGGTTTTTACGAGTTCTGCGTTGTTCTCCATTGTTATATATAATATACTATATATATTTATCTTTAAACCCTTTTAACGTGTGCGTTTATAGGTTTAGTCTCTCGCTAATATATTCATTTACCTTATCGTTATTGACAATTCCCTTGTCCCAAACCCATTTTAAATACGAGTCATCAACGTCTTTATAAAACTTTCCTTTGTGCATTCCAAACAATACCTTCCACTTCCCAACATATTCATATGTCTTTTCATCATTTGTTTGCGTATTGTCAATCGTCATTATATATATTGGTTCTATATTAATCTTTAACCCCCTTTACTGCGTTTAAATGCGGTTGGAGTCGTAATTTAATTCAACATCATCGTCGTCATCGTCCGAAAATACCGAGGCGGTCATATCGAAATCATCCAAAAAAGACATGTCCACGTCGTCCGAATCTGTCACGCTAAACGGTGCATTAGATTCAAAATCACTAAAACACACACTTTCAAAAGGCGGTGGGATAAAATCAATCATGTCCATGTTCATAAGAAACCGTTGATGTTTCTTTGATACATAATGTTGGTTCTTATGGTCGTTATCAGTCTTGCCGCCACACTCACATGTCCAACGCTTCAGGCTCGCATGTCTCTTTATTTTAAACTCTGGGTTTTTCTTATACATTGCTTGATATGCTTTCTGGTATTGTGCTTTATCCATTTTATTATAATATGTATATATATTCTTAAGCCCTTTTATCTTTGATGTTGAACCGTTTCAAATACGATGTCATATTCTTTTCAACGTCCCGATGTTTGCCCCACGTGACGTAGTAGGAGAGATAACCCGCCTTTAATTTGTCACCCCGCAAGTCGACGGCGTGGCGTTTTAAATAATTAGATCGGACAGACTTATCCGCACCGTCGATATACGTGTTTGCCCCAAGTAATCCAAAATGAGTCGTCCGCCGTGGGTTGTCGAACACTGCAACAAACCTTTTTTTATCTCTTGGGCTTTTACCAAAATAAATTAACGATGTCATTTTATTATACAATTAGATATTTTTATAAACAACTCCACACCACAGCAATCAATAATAAGCCAATGCAATAAAGCCATGTCATGTATATATTATGTTTAGATATTTTATAATGCGTCAATAAATTCCCCCGTGCTGTTTGTTGCTTCTCCTAAAAATTGCATATCTATATTAATGTCTCTTGCTGACCAATCAGTTGTACTATCAGGCCATGTAGGCGGGCTATTAACGGTGTGGGACTCTAAAAGAGTTCTTATGCGTAATAAATTAACTGTGCTTGATAACCTTACAACGCCTTCACATGTAAGGGTGACTAACTCGCCGACATCATGGCGTGCATAATCGATACCCGTGGAAATTTGTGGCTGGTCGTCATATATATATTGTCCAACTGTTATTTCCCTTCGTTTTTGTATGTAAATTTTAGGCGTAAGTCTTAGGATTGATTCATTTTGGAAAACGAGAGATACCCTAACCCTATAAAGTCCGGCGTACTTATTCTCCATTAATCCCCAAGACGAAATTGAATTTGTGCCAACATCCGAATAAAAATCAATAGCCCCTTTTAGGGTAGTAGTACCTGCAGTCCACGTTACGTCTTTCCCGTATTGATACACTGTAGGAGAAGCCCCAGACGAACTCGTTGTGTATAAAAATATGCTGTTATCTAGACCCCATGTCCCGCTACTAGCAGAATCATATGATGTTGCATGATAGATGATAGTATATCCCAAAGGAAGGGTTGTGTTGCTTCCGATAAATTGCTTACCTACCGTCAAATCACCACCTATGGAGACATCGTCTGTTACCGTCAAATCGCCACCAATAGAACCATTGCCCGTTACCACCAAATTGCCACCAATAGTGCCGTTACCGGTTGTCGTTATTAGTGAAGACACTAAAGCACCAGTCAAAGAAACGTTTGTTGTTGATAGAATATTACTTAATGGATTGAACGTTATTGACCCTCGCTGAACCTTGTTACCTCCCAGTAGTAATATATTTAATGGAGTAGACCCGCTCGCCGTTGGTACGTTGCTCAATGTTGTATCCCCTCCAACTGAAAGATTATTTGTAACTGAAAAATTTGTGGCGGTTTGTGTTCCTATATTGAGTGTTCCAGCCGTAAGCGTCCCCGTTATTGTTACATCGTCATCACATTGCAATTCATTATAAATCCTTGTTTGTGTTGTATTGGTCGATAATAGGTTGTTGCTACTATCCATAAAAACGTGACCGCCCGCATGTTGATAACGGTTCCTCACGGCGGTGCCATCATCATATAACCCAATGCTGGCGTTAGTGCTACTTAACGTAGTCCCCAGAAGGGTTAGTTGAGGTGAAATTAATTGAACTTGACCCCTAAGTGACCCACTAACGAGCATTTGAGAACTTGGGATATAATATAAAGGCGTAGCCCTGACGATATCATAACTTGTCCCTACATTTGAGTCGCCGTCTAAAAACAAAATTCGGCACAATTCATTTGTAGATGTTGTATCAGTTGCATTAATTGTTGTAGTGCCGGATACTGTAATATCTTGTGTCCCAATTGTAACCGCATTCGATACTGAACCGTTTAAAGTTCCGTTGAACGTCCCACAGTTTAATGTTTGCGTTGATGTGTTATAGTTAAAATTTCCACGACTGACTAAAACACCAGTATCCGAGCTGTCACCGTTTATAAACGGGATGCGGTTGTTAAAATTAGCCGTTGTGTTATTTAATGCTTTTATATTCGTGTTGCCTGATGCTGTGATGTTGGCGGTTGTTATGTTGGTAGCCCCTGTCACATTTCCTGTTAAGTCTCCTGTGACATCACCCGTTATGGTGCCTGTTGCTGTGATGTTGGCGGTTGTTATGTTTGTTGCTGTTACATTCCCTGTTAAGTCGCCTGTTACATTACCTGTTATGAGACCTGTTGCCGTGATGTTGGCGGTTGTTATGTTTGTTGCTGTTACATTCCCTGTTAAGTCGCCTGTTACATTGCCTGTTATATCGCCATTAACTACCAGTTCTTGGCATCTCAGTTCTTGCGTCGATTGGTTAAAGTTTAGTGTGCTGTGTTGGTGGACTTTGTCATCTGCACCAATAAATAATAAATTTCGGTTGATGGTGTCTGTATTGTCTTGCGGGATGCTGGTGAGTGTAAGAGTGGTTGTAGTGACACCGTCAACGTCGATTCCACCCGTAAGCGTAAACGTCCCCGTGATGACGAGGTTATTGACGGTCAGCGTCCCCGTGATTTCGGCTGTGGTACCGTTGATGGTGACTCCGGTGACAGTATTGAATAAAGCATCGATAAAATTTATCTGTGACACATTCACGACTGCTTGTGTGAGTCCTCGGATGTTTTTGCTCATTTTATATATACACTATATTATAATTTATATATAAAATGGTAAGCACGGAAAAAGCAAAAATGTATAAATTCGTATTGCGTCAATCCTACAAGCAATCAATCCCCACAACAATATATACACCTTACCATAAATCCACGCTGGCGTATTGGAGGGAACAATGGTTTAAAATCCGCCAACACATCGCCCATAAATGCCTTTTGCGTCATGTAATATACCGTAAGTTTAACGTGGATTTTTATCTGGCTATGCACATTTCAAAATTCTGCATCAATCAAAACTGACGGTCAATTTTTTTTTCAACTCCTCGTCTAATTGGGCTTGTAGTTGTTCCCGCTTCACGGGTTCGGGCGTGTCGTCTTTCGGTTGGTTGGTACCGTCACAACGTGCCAAGATTTCAATAATTTCTTTTGGAAACAGCGGGAAGCGTTTTTGGTACCAATCTTCGTTGCGTCCTTGTTCAAAGTCAAATTTATCCCACTCTGTTTTGTCAATAGCACCTTCCGAGTCTCCGCAAAACATACCCAACGCCTCTTCGTCTACGGGTCGCCACTCTTGGGGGTTGTCTTCAAAGTCATCAGGCACTGCGGGGGGTTGGTCATGTGGTTGATTCATTATATGTAATCTATAGGTTTTTATTTTAAATATAAGTTGGTCGTTTTTGTCTCCAGCGGTGGAAAAACATATAGAATTATATATTTATACTAATTATAATGAGTGACCAAGAAGACCCCGAACCAATTGAACCCGAACCCGTGGAAACTGAACAAGATAGCCTACAGAAACCGCCAAAAAAAAAGGGGAGGCCACCTCTTACCGACAAACAAAAAGAAAGTCTACGTTTAGGGCGTGAAAAGAGCAGGAAAAATATGGCATTGGCCATGACTAAGGCTAAATTAGCACGGCTTCAAGAAGAGGAAAAGCCAGAACCTACGGAAGACGACGATGACCACGTTGAGCATGTTAAACCCAAAAAGAAGACGAAGCCAAAAAAAAAGCGGGTGGTAGTTGTGGAAGCGTCCAGCGACGACGACAGCAGCGACACCGAAGAAGAAATCGTATATGTCAAGCCAAAAAAGAAAGTCAAAAAGAAGGCTAAGAAGAAGGTTAAGAAAAAGGTGGTTGTGGAATCGTCCAGCGACGAAAGCGACAGCGACAGCGAGGACGAAGCACAGCAACGGGAAGCCGAACAAGTCCACCATGTATATCAACCTAAAATGATTTTTAGATAAATAAAAACTAATGTATAATAATAATGTTTAAAACAATCCCTAACGAGAATCTAAAATATGGAAGCGTGCCGATGGACACGGATCACGTGTTATGCCACAACATAGCCCCGCCGTTGGATGTGATAAAGTCAGGTAGCCTCATTCTAATCGTTGGAGCGTCTCGAAGTGGTAAGACTACCCAGTTGATCAACATGATTTCTAAAAAGGGAAGCGTGAACGGATACAAGCAATCATTCCGAAAGTGTTTTCATAAAATAATATGTTGTTCTCCAAGTCTCCACACCTTAAAAAAGGACGTGTTGCAGTTGCCAGAAAACCAAAAATACACGGACTTTAACGACACCATGTACGACATCGAAGACCACTTGAACGCCTCAAAGGCACAAGGAGAACACGACGACGAGCAAAAATATAATTTGCTTATATTGGACGACGTGGCCTCACAATTGCGTGCCAACCGTGGGAATGAAATGCTTTTGACCTCATTGCTGCAGAACAGGAGACACAAGCACTTAACCACGATTATCGTGAGCCAGAAATGGACATCACTGCCCACAGGCATCCGAAGCAACGCCGACGTTATTTTATTATGTGGTAGACCAAAGACGATGCAAGAAAGCGACAGCATCACGAATGACGTATTACCTATCCATCGTAAGGACACCATGGACTTTTTTAATTACGTCTACGATAAACCGTACACGACATTGATGATTGACATGACATTGCAGAAATCCGACAAGTTTCGCTACTTTAAAAACTTTCATGAAATAATTCTATAATTTATTTATAAATAATGTATAGTAACAAT